GACACAATCATTACGGTTGCCGACTTGAAAGCACACATGCGCGTGACCACCACCGCCGAAGACACTTTGATTGCGGCGCTACGTTCGGCGGCGATTAGCTGGGTAGAGGAACATTGTAACATTAAGTTGGGCAGCTACACCGCGCGCGGGTACTTGCCGGGCTTCTACAACTCCTACATTCCTATCGGGCCAGTTACCGCGATCACCGAGGTGAAGTATCAGACGACCGCCACCAAGACTTACGCGGCGCTGTCTCTACTTGACGCAAGCAATTGGTTCTCGGATGAGATTACGCGGCCAGCGCGCATTGCGTTTCGCGACTATCCGCAAACGTATGATTACGCATTAATGCCTGTCGTCGTTTCGTTTACGGCTGGTTACACCACCATGCCCGCGCCCGTGTTGCAAGCTATTCGATTGATTGTCGCGGACTTGTACGAGAACAGGCAAGAAGAGGTTATCGGCGCCATGACTACGCGTTTGAAGTTTGGGCTTGAGGCGTTGCTCAATCCGTTCCGCATTATCTATCAGCCATGAAGAACGCAGGACGCAGAGATAGGTTGATCACGTACCGCCAAGAGACCTTGACGCAAGACGACTATGGACAGCCAACCGTAAGCACCACAACCGATACGGACATGTGGGCGGAAGTAAGGTTTGCGGGCAGCGCTGGCGAGACTATCAAAGCCCACCAGGTATTCCCACAAAGCAAGGTAAACTTCATTGTGCGCCATCCAAACCCAACCGACGCGCCCGGCGGGTTGAGCATGTCGCAAGACGATACAATCGTATTTGAGTCGCGGAAGTACCAGGTGCTAGGCTTTGAAGAAATCGGACGGCGCGACGGCATGCGCATCTTCTGCAAAGAGCAAGGCACGGATGGTAGGTAAAGTTGAAGGTCTTAAAGAGCTGGAGAAACAAATTAGCCGCATCGGACAGTTTCCAAAAGTGATGGCAAAGGAACTGCGCCAAAGCAACAGAAAGATTGGCCAGCTCGCGTCGCGCAAAATGAAGCCGACCATCCCAAGAAGCGGCGAAGATTTTAAGGTGTACAAAGGCTCGGGTGGCAATGGCCGCGCGCGCAAGGGTGAAGGCGTGGTTGTCAAGACTGTACCAAGCGGCACATTGCGGCGCTCAATTGGAGTTCGCAACAGTCGCGGAAGCAGAGTGAACGTATTTGTTGGGCCGCGTAAAGGCGGCGCGGTACGTAACGACGGCTACTTTGCACAATGGACGGAGGACGGCGGTATCGGTGGCCGCAGAAGGTCTGTCGATAGTCCAACCTACAATAAGATTGCGCCCGCTTTGGCACGCTTGCGTCCAATGATGGAGCGTCTAATGATTATGCAATACCGCAAGGTGTTTAACAAGTTCAAACTCTAATGGAGACAGGCAAGGCAATTTATAAGCTGCTCAAAGACAGCAGTGCAGTCGGTGCAATTTGCGCGGATCGCATTTTTCCGGAGCTTGCGCAACAAGACGCCGACGCTCCGTTTGTGGTTTACACTGTGGTGGACACTACGCCCAGCGACACTAAGACAAGCACGTCGAAAGTTGACACGGCGCGCGTGGAGTTGTATTGCGTAGGCGACGACTACGAGACCGTGATGGATTTGGGCATTGCCGTGCGTGGTGCGCTCGACAGGCAGAGCGGAACCATTAGCGGTGTTCAGGTGCAGTCTATCAGCTTTGACGCAAGCGACATCCAGTTTGACAGCGATCAACGCGTCTACGTATTGGAGCAGACTTACAACACGCGCGTGCAACGTACAGGAAGCGCAACAACGCTCACCACGTTTCCGGGCAATAGCTGGACCATTGAAGAGGCAGACGGTACGCCAACGGGCGCGGTCAACAAGGTTATTGTATCCAATGGGTCTTTAACCATTAACGGCAACACCGCCACACTAGACACGGGCGGCAGCAGTAGCGGCGTGACAAGCGTCAACAGCTTGACAGGCACGGTGGAATTGTACGGAACAAACCTCAACGTGCAAAGCGGAGTGGCGCAAACCATTTACGGCAAGTTCCTGAGCATCGACGGCGACTTGACCAACATTCTGCAAATCCTGAAAGGCTCAGCACAAAACGAGCTTGGCGTTTTTAGTGACGTGTCAGACAACACCAAGCCGTCGTTGAAGGTGACAAGTACCAACGCCATTTTGCGTGGCGGTACGGCGACTCTAATCAAGGCAGAGCAGACAAGCCCAGGCACGTTGACGTTTGCGGTTGCTGCTGGCGCAAGCGACACCGAGACAACCGCGTTAAGCATTGCAGGACAAGCCAACGGAAACGTCATTGCCACGTTCCCGCTTGAAGTTCGCTTTTCGGGTTCGGCCAGCTTCTCGAACGCATCGGGAACAATTAGCTTTAGCGGGTCCACGGCTGGCATTGATTACGGCGACCTTGACAATACGCCTACCACGATCACAGCGGGCCAAGCAAGCGCGATTACGGCGAACACCGCGAAGACGGGTATTACTTCCGGCCAAGCGTCAGCCATTACCGCCAACACCGCCAAGACGGGTATAACCTCGGAACAGGCGGACGCAATCGCAGCCAACACTGCGAAGACGGGCATTACTTCGGGACAAGCGAGTGCAATCACAGCGAACACGGCAAAGACAGGTATTACTTCCGGGCAAGCAAGCGCGATCACTGCGAACACAGCCAAGACGGGCATTACGTCAGGACAAGCCAGCGCGATTACGGCAAACACGGCAAAGACAGGTATTACTTCGGGACAAGCCAGCGCAATCACAGCAAACACCGCAAAGACAGGCATTACTTCGGGACAAGCGAGTGCAATCACAGCGAACACGGCAAAGACGACCTTCCCTGGCTTCGGCACATCAGGAGGTACGGCGCTAGAGGGCGACACGGCATTGTTGCAGCTTGGCACAACCAGCTCGACCGCGTTAGCTGGTGACACCACAACCATAACAGCCGGACAAGCGTCAGCCATTACGGCCAACACCGCGAAGACGGGCATCACGTCAGGACAGGCAAGCGCAATAACAGCGAACACGGCAAAGGTTACCTTCCCTGGCTTTGGTACGTCAGCGGGTACGGCGTTAGAAGGTGATACAACCATACCCACGGCTACCTCGCAACTGTCCAACGATTCGGGATTCATAACCGCAGCAAATGAGCTTGACGGGCAGAAGGTTGAGTTTGTCACAAAGACATCTGGGTATAGCAACGGCGACCACGAAGGCAAGGTGTTAAAGTTTGGAAGCGCCACACTGACCGCGCTGGACTTGTATCAATACACGTCGGGCGGATGGGGCGAGACTGACGCCAACGTTAGCGGCAAGGCGGAAGGGTTGATTGCGTTGGCACTAGGTACAAGCGAAGCCACGGACGGTCTGTTGCGTGAGGGCGTCATTCAGTCCACAAACTTCTCAGCATTCACAGCGGGCCAAACCTTGTACGTCAGTGAGACCCAGGGCGACATAACAAACGCGATACCTACGGCGTCGGGTTCTGTGGTGCGGGTCGTTGGGTATGCGTTAGGCAGTAGCCAAATTTACTTTGATCCAAGCGACACATTTATTGAGTTGGCGTAATGGGTGAAGTGTCTAAATTAATTGGTGTAACTCCTACCGAATTTGCTGAGGTTAACGGAGTAGCCAAAGCAAGCATTGCGGACATTAACGGATTCACGTTGCCTTCGACATCATCGCTATTCTTGGATGACTATCCCGGTGCTGTTGCTGCTTACAGCGTGCGCCGTTTAAATTCTGCCTACACAGGTGCATGTATGAGAGTGCGCAGAAGTTCAGATAGCGCAGAAACGGACATTGGATTTGACAGCGGTGGGTACATTGACGTGGCAGCAGTGGCGACGCATTGCGGGTCTAGTATAGGCTACATATCCAAATGGTATGGGCAGGATGCGTCAGGCGGTACGGGTAGCGGAACGGACGCGGTGCAAACTACGTCCAGTCAACAGCCGCGCATTTATAGCGGGAGCGCGGTTTACACTGACGGCGGCAAAGCCTGCGTGTACAACCAAAACGGGCAAAACGGTAGAGTCGGCTTTAAAATATCTAGCAACTTGCGCACTACGAACGGTGCTTCTTCTGTGTTTATTGTGTTCAATGTCGACCAACGTTACACAAGCGGGTTCCAGAACGTTTGGTCTTTATACAAGACGCAACGCGGTGTCGTAGGTCGTACCTCAAGCACAAGCGTTTACGGTGATATTTCTATAAGTGATGCGAAAGGCGTTGCGGGCGATAAGCGTTACCGGAAGTTTACAAACACTACTGAGTTGCTGAGTCAAGCCGTGCATTCTAGTTTGTACGACGGCACCACTGAGGCAAGCGGAAAACCAGTTATAGAGTATCGCGAGAACGGCACAAGTCCAACATCTAGCCCTGGCGGGTCCGGCGGATATAGAGTGCCAGGTTCCGGCGAGAATAGCATTATGTATCGAACCGGAGGAAACACGCAAGGCGTAGACGGAACAATTCAAGAGTTCATCGTATACGACACTTACGAATCAACGGACAGGGCAGATATTGAAACAAACATTCAAACGTACTTCGGCATTACATGAGCGTGGTTTACCTACCTGTAGAACCTCAAAATGGTTTAACCTCTTCGGATCGTGCAGATGCTCTCGACAAGGAGGTGTGGCGATTGGTTA